CAGGTAAATCTCTGTCTAGTTTTACAGTTGCTACAGTTGCACTTGTAGTAGAGGTTATATTGCAACGATAATAATTTGTACCATCTACTAATACAATCGCATCACCAATATCGTTAGTACTAGGAGGAGCATTAAATAAATTGTAATTAGCAGTTATAGTAACGCTTTCTCCTTTTGTATAATTTGTACCGGCAGATATGGTAACGTTTTGGCCTGTGTTTGTATTAGTACCGTCAAGAGTAGCACCTGCATCTACGAAGAAATTATCTCGTTGAGTTGCAAATAATCTTGTACCCATACGTTCTATATATCTTTTACTAGCACCATTAATTGTTCTTTTTATAACGCAATAAGTAACGTCATCGTTACCTTCAGAAACGCAAGCAACACTTTCAAACAAACCATCCGTATCATGTTGATGCCATGCACCTATCTGTTGTTCTGGTACATATGTAAGACCTAATAATTTACCACTACTACTAACTGTCCATACAATAGGTATTGGTGATTTTGATAAACCCATATCTACAATTGTAAAATTATCAAATAAATGCGGAGCACGAAGAGATAAATCACCTGTAATAAATCCATTAGCTTGCCAGTTATAACCTAGTTCTCTAACGTGACCGCCACGAGCAGCACCATATACCAAGCTATTATTAACTATTACTGGTTGTGCATTATTAGAACCAACATACGATTGTGGCTTTACTGATATAGATGTAGGTGTTATTGCATCACTATTAACAGAAGTTATTCTCCATTCTGCTGATCCAGTAAGCATAAGTAAGTTTGTTAATGGAACAATATGTCTTATAGTATTTGCTTCACGAGCAGCAACTCTAAACTCAATTCGGTCATCATCTCGTATTGGTAATCCAAAAGACATATTACTTTCAGTACCAGATTTAGTCATCCATATATTTTGCGGTGCATTATTTGTACCTGCAAACACTCTACGTTGTTCAAAATAAGATACAGCACCGGGATAATTACCAGTACCTACAAAATCATTTTCATGTATTGGTGGAGTTCTAGAAAAATCTGGTGAAATATTATCGTCTACAAGTGTAGTAGAAGTTGTTTCTCCAAGAAATCCATATATACCACCTGATTGTTTATAAACTCTATATCGACTAGCACCAGTAACTGCGTTCCATGTAACAGTATTTTTTGCTCCAGTAACAAATATATTGTTGTTAACAGATGTGGCATTTGATTGATTGCTTTCGTCTACTAAATTTGCCTTTACTGCCGTAACAACATATTCATGTGCTTGATAAGTATCTGTATCTGTTGTAGTAGATGCTGGTATATACATAGAAGAACTAACACCACCGGGTGCTGCCAAAGGACTACCAAAGTCAATTACACGCAATTCCCATTGTGTTGCACCAAGTCTTCTTAATTCTCTAGGTGCATGATTAGGATGCACTATTGTTATAACGTCAGCAGATTGTACATAATGCACATCAAATAATTCTGCTTCTAAATATGGATGTGGTACTTCATACGTCATATCAGCAGGTAATGCATACCAATTTGTAGAGTTTGGTGGCTGACTATTAGAATGAACAGTTTTAGAATAATAATTTGTACCGCTATGTTTAGCTATTGAACCAACTACATAATTAGTACCGCCACTCCATGCTGATCCATCGCTATAATTTAAAGTTAATCCTTGTGTATGAAACCTAAAATATTGATCACCAAACTCAATTACCATAGTTTGAGTTGTATTAAATGTAAAAGATAATAACCTTGTAGATTTTGCACTATATTTTACTTCTTTTACAAAAGCAAATCCCGGTCTGTTTTGGGCAGGTCCTTGTGGTTTAGCAATAAAATTACGCATTGTTGCTGCACCTTGTTGAAATTTATTATCAGCAATACGGCCAAACATTTCTGGTGATATTTCACCTCCAGAAAATGCTTGTTTAAAGTTGCGTGTTACTGGCATTAATTATCTCCCAGATGTCCAAGGTACTATATGTTCTACCGTAATATCTCTGTGTAAATTATCTGATTGTTTTGCACTAGTTAAATAATTTGTCATCATTTGTGTACTACGTTTTGCTTCTGCTGCTCCTTGATCTCCTTTAATTACAGGACCTGCAAGCATAGATGCCAAATGCCATGACAATGTAGTTACAAATAAAGGAGAAAATAATGAGGAATCAGTTATAAATGCTTGATATCGCAACATCGCATTTTCTTGATTGGTATAAATATATTCACCTTCTACTGCAAATTGTTGTGGTGTATATTGACCTGCCACAATTGTCGGTGCATAGTTAGATGTTATTCCTCCGGGAGTATCCCCTGCTGACATTCTTGTAGCGTAATCGTTTTGTGAAGTAGGAGATATTATTGCAACAGGAGACATCATATCCGCAGGTGCAACATATGCATAATCCCATTGATCTAATGTATTTGTAGTAAGTGCTAAATTTCCACGCTTGGCTGCAAAATTCCAATTATGCATTTCTAACAAATTGTTTCTAGCAATTGGATAAAAACGTGCAGCTTTTTCAGCTTGTGCTGATCCCTCTGGTGGGGATAGCGAAGCTATTGTTGCATCATCACCCAAATGAGCTAGGGCAAGGTTGCAAATATCTACTTCAGTTGCCATTACATCTCCTATAAAAAGAGGAGGATAGCAGTAATACTACTAGCCCCCTGTAAATCAAATAAGAAGACTAAACCTATTTACTAGCTGCTTCAAGTTGTTTAATAAGAGTATCTTTTGTTTGTCTTCTATCAAGTTCAAGACCGATAGTGCGACCATAAACTTCAAGTTCTGCTTTAGTCATCAATTCTAAATTAGTTATCTTTACTTCAGATTCCACAGGTGTAGTAGACGCTACAGGTGTCTGAGGTTCTTGACCACTAATCAATACAAGATGCTTGCAATACTCTCCGTTATACTCAAATTCTTCGTCAGCTTCTCTCATGGATTGACCAACGAAACACTTAATTTTTGCTTTGTAAATAGGCATAAGTCTTTTTTAGTTTAAGCTACGGTAAAGCCAGAAGCATAGAACTTCCTACCGTCACCGATTGTTTCTACTACGTCAGCAGTAACTTTACCAGCGTTAAAAGTACCTGCAATTGTGTATCTAGCACCTAAATATCTTTGGCCTTTGCCAGCAATATCTGGGTTAATACGAACAACTACATTTTTACCTAGTGTTAATGCTGCTGTAAGGATAGCATCGGTGCTACCAATTACAGTAGGAGAACCTAAGTTTGCTGCTGCACTACTAATAACTTCAAACTTTACGCTTGTACCATTAGCTAGTGCTTCTGTTACTGCAAAGTTCATATACAAAGCAGTACCTTCACCTACATCTCTAGCAACACTTAAATCAATAGTGTTTGTAGAAACAGCAGTTGTAGTTAATGCTTGATCTTCGCTCACTCGGAGCAGTTTGTCTGTAATCATTTTAAGAAATTCTCCAAAAAAATAGAAATAAATATCTTGTAACTATTAAGTCACACGAGCTTCAGCATTGATTAGTGCATCTACTCTTCTTAGAGGAACACCCAAGAATGATAAGTAGCTTTGTGCTGATCCAAACTGAGATAAACCTTCTTGTATTGATAATACATTTTGTGATTTATCAAGTGCAGCAATACTCATGCCTGAGTGAACAGTTCTGTTCATATAGAACGCTGCTCTTCCCATAGCCATGTTTGGTATTCTGTATAATGCTCTAGCCATCAATTTAACTAAGTTAGTTGATGCAGCAGCAGTTTGTGTATTAGCACTACCAAGTAGGTCAGAAATGTCAACGTTGCAAATACGAACAACGTATCTCCAATCTTTAACAACCAAACCGTTTTTCCATTGGTAACGAGTAGCAAAAGCTTGTAACCTTGTACCGTCACTATTGTAAACAGTTTGCTCACCAAGATCTTCGTGTGTTAAACCTGCTTTAGATCCTTTTGGAAAAGGACAATAAACAGTATTGTCACCCCAAACAACTAGATAAACAGAAGCGTTATCAGAACCTGATCCACCTGCATCAAGAATGTTTACAGCATTATCTGCGGAAAGATCACCGTATCTTGGTGCAAGACCTAGAAACTTTTTAGGATCTGTTCCGGGATTACCGTAGAACATTGTCTCAGCTTGAGTCTGGTTCATTGCTTCCAAGAACGCAGTATCTTCAGATAAACGGAATTGTGCGGTGTTACCATTTAACATCGCTAAGTCTTTGTCTACTTCAGAACGTGCTTCTAAAATTCCGCAAGCTTCATCAATTTGTGCTGTTGTTGACTTGCTTGATGGAATACCTTGGTTTAATGCTCTCCAGTAAACACCGGGTAAACCTGTTCTGATAACTACACGTTCACCAGTAGGTAAATTACCTTCCTTAAAAACGCAGTCATCTAGTATTTCGTTGCTCTGTGATAACAGTTCTGCAACGATTGGAACTCTACCGTCTGGGTCAGATCTTTTTGCCCAATCCGCTAGTGTTAAATTTGCTGTTGAGAGTGTAGCCATTTAATAACTCCTTACTTGTTTTGCTGATTAGAATATAGTGCATTTGCTATGCCGTTAAAATCTTTTGGAATACCATTGCTTTTAGCATTAGCACCTTGAGAATTACCAACATAACTGTCTTCACTAATTGCCTTACCTGCTCGGTACATAAACCGAATTACTTCGGGATGGTTTCCCAAGCCAGATTCTGACAGCAACTGTTTAAAAGTAGAAGTACCGAAAGCATCAAGGGCTGATTTTGCAACTTCTAGATTGGCATCAAAAGTTTCGCCACCAAATTCATCATCTGATTTTGAATCTTCTGCCCATTCTACTCGTGCCTTTTCAACCTGTTCTGCTTGTCTTGCCTGTATTACAGGTGCGACTTTGTCTAATACTTTTTGTGCAGCTTCCTGTGGCAGGTCAAGTTCTTTAGCGACTTCACCGAATGCAGTTAATACATCGGGGTCGAGTACCTCTGGTGCGTCAGCCACCTTGTCGTTGAACTCGTATTTCTCAGGAGCACCTTCTGGGGTTTCCTGTTCGCTAGTTTCACTTTCAACAGAGGATTCATCCGAATCTTGTTGATCCGCTACAGTTTCAGCTTGTTGCTGTGTATTTTCAGTATTAGTAGTTTCAACTGATTGCTCAGTTTGTGTTCCTTCTACTGCTTGCTGTGTGCTGCCTTCATTGGTTTGGTTGGCTTCCGTCATCAGCGTTTCTGACATTTTTTTGCTCCTTAATCATTGTCGGGTATAGTTCTGGGCAGAGAGTGTGGATTAAGTTTAGTATTTGCAAACCATAATTCCTGTTACCTTCGCTAAATGACATTGCCATTGCGTTAGTGTTGAACGATGATCGGAAAACACCTGCTTGCTCCAGAAGTCTCCAGATTAATCTGCGACCCCTCTTGCTGCTCATCAACCATTTGATGTCCGACTCTTCATTTTGGCGGTCAATTCTTTCTTCAGACTTTTTATTGTCTTTAGATTTTTGTTGACTCTTGAGGTCGAGAGGATTGTATTCACTCATGTTCTAATATATCTAGTCATAACCGTGTTACGGTCACACCTTATGCTTTTTTGCTTTGGCTATCTTTTAACGCTTTGTTAGTTGGAGCACCTTTGCTACCTTTCTTACGCATTCTTTCTCCAGATCCATCTGCAATCCTTTTACGTTTTGCATGAATGTTTGCCCATAATCCTTGATTTTTCATAATTTAAAACATTGAAGGGTAAAGTTTTTTAAGTTTTTCTAAATCTTTTAGATCTTTTTTAGATGCCATATTGCCTTCTTGTTTGGCTTGTATTAATTTTATTTTATTCTCTATTTTTCTAGGAATAATTTTTTCTGCACCTTCCATTAGTTGCTACCTCCATAAAGTCTTTCAGCAAATTGTTCTAATTTAGATTTTTTATTTTTATTTTTGTTTTTGTTTGCTTTATTTGCATTATGTTGATCAACCATGTTTTTAAAATTTTTTTTAAACTCAGGCGATTTTTTGGCATAATCTGGATTCGTGTAAGTCATAAAGTTCCTATGCTAAGTAAGTTGAGGTATTAGCAACAGGTGTTGCCTTTATCGCAGGTTTGGGTTGGGTTTCGTACAAACCTTTGGCTTGATCTTTTGTTTTGTCAATAGGATCAATTCCCATTGCACAAATTTGTAGCTCTACATTCTGTTCAACACCATCTTTTTCTTTGCTTTCCCTAACAGTCTTAACATAAGCAATAGCTTTAATCATCATTTCGCTACCTGCTTCTGGTAACTTTTCTATTCCTAACTTTTCTAGTTCTTCCCTACCAAGCGATATACACAAACCGTAGCTATACATCGGTTCGTCAAACATTTCATTGCTATCTATAGGTTGTGGGTCTTTTTTAAGATCAATTAAATCCATTTATACCTCCAATGGTGATGGTGAATTGTAACCGCTAAATTGGTTCATCATGTCCATCATAGATGGCTCTCCAGTTTTACTATTATTTAATTTAGTTGCATTTTCTACAGCACGTTGTTGTGCTTCTTGTTGTGCCATTGCTTGTTGTTGTTCCGCTCTTGCTTGACGTATCTTGGCTACTCGCTCACCTGCAACTATAAGTTTAGGATCTACACCTAACATATCAGCATAACCATCAGCCCATGCATCAGAATCAAATTTATCTAAAACATCAGGTTTCATCTGGGCAACCATACCCATATTATTAACGTACCTATCAACACTATTTGTACCAATTGCACGTTGTGCTTGTGCCAACATAGAAACAAATTCTACGTTTAATTCCATGCCTTGTAACTCTTCTGGAGCAGGTGGTACTAACCCAGTTTCAAGCATTCTGTTAAAGGTATTATCAATTAATGGATCTAATAATTCATTATGTAATCGTTCCAGTACTGGACCTAACATTAATAATTTTTCTTCATGTCGTTCTGCTACTTCTGTTGCAGTCATCCTAGTATCAGTAGCATTTGCCAACATAAGGAACAAATCAGCATAAAAACTACCATTAATACGTTGCCTAACGTCCTGTATATCTGCTAATAAATGATTTAAATTTAGATTTACGTTAAATGCAGTCTCAATCTTGCCCTGTTGACCATCAATAAACGTAACTCCACCCGGCAAACTATCTACATCACGGTTTTTCATGTAGCTAGGTACTTGTAATGGTGGTTTTGTTTGGTAATCAATGCCTTGTGCCTTGCGTAATTGTTCATGTTGTAACTGTTTTACGTCACCTAATGCTTCCATTCCCGGTGAATTACCATAAATATCGCCACCAGAAATGCCCCATCTAGGTACAACAGCAGGGAATTCTTTATATCCACTCTCTCTTAGTACTTGTTCGCCATCACCACCTATCTCGAAGTAACAAGACTTGTATGCCATGTTCATATTGTCCTTCTTTTTAAAGTCACGCTCTCTATCATCCCTTGGCTCTATCGCATGAACTAACGTAATCCATTGGTCTAGTGAACCTCTGTCAAACAAATTCTTAACAGACGTTGAACATTTGTTATATCCAAATTCTCTTACTACTTCTCCTACTGTTTTTTGGAATTCTCTGTACAAAGTGTTAACTCTGCCTTGATAATCCGTAGCAATTGCATATTCTCCTATCGTTACAGGGTAATGATGGATAGCTGTCTTAGGATCTGGCAATATAATCGAACCTGCCGTACCAAATGCTCCCAATTCTTCATAAATACCATGCAATGTTCGGTATGTATTGGACTTTTGAAACACCAATTGCATACGTTCTGTTACATCATTTAGCCATAACTTGACAGGTGTATATCTATTTAACTCTGGGTCAGCCGTTCCAAGTCTAAACCAAGGTCTTGCAGGGCTTGTTGCACCTGCCATCATACCTGCACCTAATGTTCTTAATGCTCTTGTACCAGTATTGTCGTATATCGAGTTATGTCTTCTATGACCTTTATTTCTATCTTGCTGAAAATAACGTCCATTCCTTGGCAATAGATATGTAGTGACTTCTTGCCAATGTGACCACCATGTAGCTCTTTCAGATCTAAGGTGACCCCACCTAGTTAACAGGTCAGCACGTTTTGTTTTCATTGATTAACCACCAAGTAATGTGTTACCGCCTAAATTTAAACTACCAGAGTCTACACCTTGTACTCCAGTAAGTAATGTACCGGCAGGGCCAGCCATTGCTGCCTGTTCTTCTTTCTTAGTTAATGCACTTACATCTGCTCTCTTTCTATTTGCTTTATTCATTTCAATATCAGCACGATCACCTGCTTCTTTCGCTCTATCTTTAGCATCTTGATTAGCTTGTCGTTGCAATGCTAACTGTTTCTTTTGCTGTTTTTTTTGTTGGTTACTTGCATATATCTGCGATCCAACAGTAGCTGCTCCTACAATAACTGCTGATACAATCATTTTTTAAATCTCCCTAGAATACATGATTTCTTGTACACCATACTTTAGTTTTGGTAACAGTTTTGCTAGAGCGGTGTTTTCTTTAGCGTGCCATAACATCAGTTTGCAACCTGCAAGTTTTGCATGGTCTTCTGTAACTTTCAATAAACGTAATCCTAATCGTCCACCCCTAAATTCTTTTTTGACAAACAAAACGTCATTTTGGGCAACTCTTAGATCAGCATAATGAAAATGATGCATGATGATATTCATAGAATAACCAATACAAACATCGCCTTGCATTGCTAGATAAATAAATAAGAACCCATTCTGGTCAACCGATTCATACATCGGCCAGTTTGGTTTTAGCTTCATCACTTGTTTGTTGCGAGCAATCTCTTCGTAATGCTCCTCAAACAATGGTTCTGCTAATACTTTAAATTCATCTAACGTGCAGAGTCTGATGGTTGTTTTAGGTACTCTACTTTCGTTTACAGTAGCTGTATCATCAGTACTTACGGTCACACTCGTCATAAGGGATAATTAGTAACACAATCAAATATTATATGCACTCTATCTGTCATGCCAACATTGTGAGCCGTATGTAATTTCTTATGGTTAAACCACCAGACCTCACCTACCTCAAACTTTTGCTCCTGATCTCCGCAAGTTTGGCTACACCATTGGTTAGATTTAAGTACAAGATGAAATCTTTGGTAGTGATCTGCATACGTTCCTTGATCATTGTGTTTGGTCACATGACCACTAGGCTTCAGATTGACAATAAGTAGCCTACCCATGTCTTTAACCCCTAGTTTTTCTAGGATTGGTTGCATCAAGGGCACTAATGCATCTTTCAAGTACTCCATGCATGGGTAATCGTATGATCCTGTATCCCATAAAACGTAATACAAACTCATCTTTAGTGGTCCTCTAACATATATACACTCGGTATCTTTATGTGGTGAGTTAGTGCATTTTTGCCTTGTCTCTATCTCTTTCCATAACTCAGGTTTACCGTCCAACAATTGGAGTAATGGGTCTACATCTAGACCTTCTGCTATACGAACAAAATTACAGCACTTTGTATGGGTCATATTCCTCCTTACCTGTAGATACTTTACGTCTTTTGATGTATATATCCTCCATCTCTTTTTTGGCTACTGGGAGGGCAAAGGTTAGTGCTAGTGCATCAGCTAAATCTGGTGACCCTGCTCCCTGCAATCTCTTCTTTATCTGATCCTTAGACTCAAGCACTCTTCTGCCTACATTGTCGTACCAATATATCGGTGTAGCTAACTCTTGTTTAAGGGCGGTGTCATTCGGTATTGCACCTCCTTCTTCTATCCATTGTTTCATTAACCACCACATCTCAGTCCTACGGTTGATGTACTGTTCTGGTTTGGTTGCCTTACCTCCAAATGGTATTTCGATTACGTCATACGATAGTTGTCTTAGTCTGTCGATTACTCCACTACCTGCACCTGCATCACAGAACACTGCATCTGGGTTATGTTCCTCAATTAGGTTGGCTACTCTTGCTGCTAGATCCATGTTATCTATACCTCGATAGACGATAGGTTTATAACCTTGTTTTCCCTGCCTACGGAATACTACAGATCTGTCATCACCAAACCTTGCAGGGTCTATACCTAGCACTACAGGTGACATCTTTACATGGTCTGATTGGTATGTTCTTTTGGCTGCGTCTTCGGTATCTGCTAAAGCTATAAGTTGGTCATCACCTGCTGCACTGAAGTCACATAAATATTCCCTTGCAAATGATGTCTCACTCATGTCTCGCTTGAGACGTGTTACTTCATCAGGGTGAATACTTTCTGTGTCGTATACCGTATACCTTGCTGCTGACCAATCCTTGGGTTCTTCTAATGCCTTGTAATACAGTTCTGAAAATAAGTTAATTCCACTAGGGGTTGAGATAAAAATAGCCCATCCTAGACGGTCTGAGAGTGCAGGCTGACATACATCAATCCAGAGTTCTTTCTTTATTTGACTAACCTCATCTAATACCAGACCATCAAGTCTGACCCCTCGCAACGCATCATATCGGTCACCTCCAAATAGACGAATGATTGCACCATTGTGCAGAAATTTAACGCTTAGTTCTGATTGGTTTATTTCAATAGCATTTGCTCTACGCAATGGTTCTAGTTTTTCTAAGAGCCGTAACCAAGCTATGCTTTTGCTTTGACTAAGGTAGGGCGAGACGTAGCAAAACAAACCTAAATCTTTATCAAATTTAATCGCTTTATCTATTAATTCGAGCAAACTAAGTTCAGTCTTGCCAGAGCGTCTGTGGAGTGCCAGAACTTTGAATCTTGCTTGTGTTAAATGAGCTTCACGCTGCCATGCTCTAGGGGTGTAATCAAGGGTAATGCTGCTCATCCTTGAGGTACGCCAGTACTGATAGTCAGGTTAATATTTGCTTCCCCTTCCACCCCAAGCTTTTCACCGAACCTTTTCGGATTGAACTTAGATAGCATTTTAAACCTAGTTTCAACCCTGTTCTTCTGCCAGTTTATAAACGCTGGATCTATCCTCTCATTGCCATCAGAGCCGCACATAGTAGGAGGAGTATCAATTAGCTCTAGACATTCCTCAAACAGAATCTCACACCCTGTATCTCTCGCACGTGCGAAGGCTGAACGAAACTCCTCATCTTTCTCCAACCATTTATAAATAGTCCTCCATTGAACATTACCTTTTTGCCTACAATATTCTCTTAAAGTTTTACCGTGAGCAATCCATTCACAAATTCTGGAACTTTCAACAGGATCAACTTTCTCTATAGGTCTTCCTAGTTTTGTAGATTGTTTTCCATCTATCTGGTGTCTGACAGCGAGATTCGTAGCGGCAGATTTTTCCAATAGTTTCCCTCCTTATGTTATGTGATGAGAAAATGGTTGAGAGAGTACCGTATCCTAAATTATAAGTTTCTCTTAAATCTAAGATAGCTTGGATAATGTACTCAGGAATTCTAGCGTGATGATGAAATTCCCCGATTCTGTAACCGTCCTCATTAACTGGAATATACTCTCTAGTAGTTTGAGTAATTACAGCCATTAAAAAAATAAATAAAATTACTCATAATATAGAGAAATAAAGAGAATATCGCAACATCCAAAATTAATTACTTGACATATGGTGCATTAACTGCAACACTATAAGTATCGGTGGTCGAGCCGATTTGTTCCCTAACTAATTTAATTAACTACAGCAAATGACACAAACAACTACAGCTACAGACAGAAAAGAGTTCCTTAAGCGTCAGATTGACTGCGTAACTCAATACGTCAAAGAAGACAAAGAGACAACTTCAGAATTTTATTACGAGTTTATGAAAGGTTGTGAGCCTACACCTGCTGATTACGAAGCAGTATGCGAGCCACTTTACCAAACACTTACACCGGCCAAAGATTCTTTTGATTGGAGAAATGATTTCAAAGTAAGAGCAGGTAAGCCACAAAGACGCAGAGGTGTTTATGCACCAACAGGTGAAAAACGTATTTACGATACTAATCTTATCTGGAATGTCAGTTTACATTTATGTGATGGCAAGTATGTAGGTATCAATGCAGGTTCAATGATTTGTAACAGCTACAGCAAAGAACAGAGAATGGCTAACCACAGAATGTACAACCTTAGACCAGTTGCACATGGTGACAAAGTTATTATCAACAATGAGTTTTACATAGCCAAGGTCAACGGCCATTACTCAAACTGCATCGAGTTTCACAAAGCAGAGGTCAACTAATGACCTTTGCACTTTTTCCTTATTTACTTTTATTCCTAATCCTTATTTAACAATGACCAGTACAAAAACAGTTAAAGCATTTGACAAAATCCAAGACCTACAATGGGCTTCTGAAAATTGGCTAGACAATAGTCCTTATGACTTGTTCAAGCAAATTATTACAACTAAAGGTTTTGGTCATAAAGATTTACTAGCAATTGGTGAAGCTTTATTAGTCTTTGGACAAGATGATGTAGACAAATCAAGAGTAGAAACTTATTTATCTACATTGGATGAATTGGACAATCTTTACAACAATGATTACGACAAGTATGAACAAAGAAGTAAAGAAACAGGCATTAGTCTTACTTAGGAAAATAAATTATGAAATTGAAAAAAACAAGAAAAGCAAGAAATTGCTACTCATGTAAATCCTCTATATCAAAAGGGGATTTATACGGCCAAAAAAGCATTGCTTTAGGTTCTAAAATAAACGGCCAATCTGAAACTGCCGAAAGTATGTATACTGTCGTTCATCAAATGAGAATTCCAGTTGATATGTGCCAAGCTTGCCTAGAGGGTTAACCACCCTCTTTTTTTTGCCCAATTACTTGATTAAATGTTGCATTTATGGCAATATATAGATATGGAATCAACTATTAAAACCCCCTACGAACTAGTAATTTCTGAATTTGGCGGTGTCCGTGAATTGGCACGTCAGGTTGGAAGGGATGCAGGTTCTGTTAGCAAGTGGAAAAAGCAGGGAACAATCCCTACCTCCATTCAGAAAAAAGTATTAGAAAAAGCATGGGATTTAGGATATCAAATTTCAGCCCATGAGCTTATTTTTGGAAAAGAATAATGAATTGCTATTGGTGCGGTGCTGAATTGATTACAGGTACTGATATGGATACTGATGCATCAATGCATAAACTTTTTTATGATAAGTATTCAGTAATGACCAATTTAACTTGTAGTAAATGTGATTCAGAAGTATATATTTTAAAAAAACGAGATGCCTACGATTAACTAATATTTGCCAAGTGTTGCATTATGTGATACACTGGTTGTGAGCAGGTAACTGTCTCATTTTCGTCACTTACAATTTTTTAATTACAAAACGAATGACAATTTCATTTCCAAAAAGTTCACATCCAACAGGACTGCACTTTTTTACACGCAACCCACATCCTAAAAAGGAAGACCACGGTGATTGCGGAGTCAGAGCTTTATCTTTAGCGACTGATACTGAATACAGGTTTGTCAAGCATTATGCTGATGACGCAATAGCTCAAAGACATGATGGTGATGAGCCTGTTTGGGGCTACAAAAGATATCAGACTTCATACGGTGGCATAACTCGCCAAGAGATGACCACAACTCTTAACGACATGGCAAAATCTGATCGCAAACTATACGATTGGATTTACGTTTCATACAAAACTGTTTTTCATAAAGACAACTTGCCTGAGGTTTGCATTGCTGACCAAGACAATCACGTTGTCTGCGTTAAGGATGGTGCTATTTATGACAGTTGGGATTCCAGAGGTAAGACCAAAAAACTAAAAAAGGTTATAGGTGTTTGGTGTCATAGAGATATGTGGCAAAAGTTCATGAACAAACACAATCGTGATTTAAGAGCAGCAGGTGTAGTCAAATGACTATTACCCAGAAATTAAAAAGGTTGGACTATTTGTCCAGCCTTCCTTATTCTGCTCACACTCCAGAAATGTGGGATGAAGAACTAAGACTCGAATGCGAGTTAGACCACCTTAACCAATTAGACAAATGACCTCATACGAAGTAAGAGTTGTTGTAAGTCAAGCTGACTATTACCACGTTGATGCTCCAAACAAGGAAACAGCATTAGACATGATACGCAAAAGCTTAACAACCGACAAAGTTACCTACGGCAAAAAGGTAGATACTATTAAACATAATCCAGAAGTTACTTACGCTTTGGAATTAGATGAAAAAGGAGAGGTAACTTACCAATGACCACATTTATAGTCTGGGTGTGTTTAGTCACACTCATTTATATCTTTCTTAAAAACACTATCAACCATTATTGAAATGAGGAAACATACAATCACCGTCTACACCAATGACGAGTATTCTCTTTACGACATTCTTAATGAAGTCAGATCTGAGATAGACCGTAAAGTTTTCAGTAGAGATAACATCAAACAAAGAAAATTTTCTGGCTCACATGAAATAGAAAAGTCTACTGATAGTCCTACTTGGAAGTACTTTGGTCATTACGAAACAGTTGCATCATGGGAGTCTAATGTTGTTCCAGATGACGAGTTTATTAAATTCCAAAAGGAGTTTAAATAATGCCAAAGACAACATCACAAAGTGCCAAAGTTCTCTACCACCTAGAGAACTACGGCTCACTAACTGCTATCGAAGCGTTAGAACTATTTGCTTGTTTCAGACTTGCTGCCAGAATTAATGATCTTAAGGAAGCAGGGCATGACATCCAAATGGAAATGAAAAAAATGAAGAACGGCAAAAAGATTGCTGTTTATTCTTTACCTAAAATCCAAAAACAAGGAGAACTATTTTAATGACCGTAAAAGAATTTCAAATTACCGAAACCAACAAACAAGATTGGTTAGAAAACAGATTACTTGATGTTACCTCTACTGAAGTTTCATGCTTGTTTAATCTCAACCCATACAAAACAGTTTTAGATCTTTATTACGAAAAAAAAGAAAAACTCATCCAAAATATAGATAGCCCCAGAATGGCTTGGGGTCGTAGGCTTGAAAAAAGTATTGCTGAAGGTTTTGCAGAAGAAAAAGGTGTAGAAGTTAAACCTTATGATGTCTATCTAAGCAATATTGAGACCCGCATGGGATCTTCTTTCGATTACAAAATTTTAGGTGAACAAGAAGCTTTGCTAGAAATTAAGAATGTTGATCGCTATGTTTGGCACGACAAGTGGGATGAAGATTCTGAAGGTAATATACTTGCTCCACCATTTATAGAAATGCAGCTTCAACATCAGCTTCATCTTGCAAACATAGAGTCTGGATACATTGTTGCTTTAGTCGGTGGCAATGAAATGAAAATATGTAAAAGAGAAAGATTCCATGAAGTAGGAGAACAATTAGAAGCAAAGGTAAAAGAGTTTTGGGAAAGAGTTAAAACAGGCACACCACCTGACATTGACTATGAACGAGATTCAAATTACTTGATTAAAAATTTATACAATCAAGCTGAAGCAGGGATAACTCTTGCAGCAGATGAAGACGTAGACACATTAATTGATGATTACAATTCAGTTAATAGAGAATACGTTTCATTAGGAAAACAAAAAGAATCAATAAAAGCACAAATTTTAGAAAAAAGTCAGAATGCATCCAAGATAATTTCTAAGTATGGAACTATCAATTGCGGTATGACCAAGGGTAGTCAGGGTAAATACATTACTCAAGAAATGGTGGGTACATACATCAACTCACGCAGATCATTTCGCCAATTCAAATTCAACCAACCAAAAGGAGTTTAACAATGACCTCAGTATCACCACTCGTATCTGTTCAATCTACACTTGAGAGAATGGCAGACAAATTCAATGAAGCATTGCCACCGCACATTGATGTAAACAAATTTATTAGTGTGGCAAAATTAGCTTTGAATAAAAATCCAAAGTTACTTGATTTAGATAGAAACAGTTTAATGCAAACCTTTATGAAAGCAGCACAAGATGGTTTGTTATTAGATGGTAGAGAAGCAGCAGCAGTCCCATATAAAAGTCAAGTTAATTATTTGCCTATGGTCGATGGAATTATAAAGCTAATGCATAACAGCGGATTAATTAAAACTATTTCTGTTGATGTTGCATACACAAATGATTGCTTTGAATATGAAAAAGGTAGCAATGCTCATGTAAAACATATGCCGTTATTATCTGGAGACAGAGGTGAACGTCTTGCAGTATGGTGTTATGTCAAAACTGTAAATGACGGTGAGTACATAGAAATTATGGATATGAAATCCATCGAGGATTGCCGCAGGGTAGCAAAGAGTCAAAATGTTTGGAACGCATGGTATGACCAAATGGCTAAGAAGACAATCCTAAAACGCATGGCAAAACTATTACCAAAAAGCGATGCATTGAGTACTGTTTTAAAGATGGATGATGAAACTAATTACAAAGAACCAGTAAACGTGACACCAGAAAAACAAACTCAACCATTGTCTAGATTAAAAGAAGCAATGGGTATGGAACAAGAAGAGGTAGATCAGGCAGCGGATAACGTAATAAACAACTACCGCAAAGAGGAATAATGCATTTTTATTCCTTTAACATTGGCGATTACATAAGCCACACTAAACACTTATCTGATATGGAGGATCTAGCATACCGAAGATTGCTAGACCTCTACTATCTACATGAACGGACGTTAAACGAGGATGTAAGCCTTGTTGCACGGAAGATTAACATGAAGGATAATGTGCCAGAAGTAAGAATTGTTTTGGAAGAGTTTTTTAAATTAGAAGTTGGCAAAGGATGGATTAATCCAAGGGCTGATGAAGAGATAGAAAAGTATCAAAGCAAGATACAGTCAGCAATTAGAGCAGGTAAAGCATCTGCTCTTGCTAGGTCTAACGCTAGTTCAACAGTGGTTCAACCAAACAAGAAACAAGAAACAATAAACAATAAACAAGAAACATATAATAATAAGACGCTAAAGCGTCCTCGTAATGTAAGTAAAAAAACATGGGATGATTTCTTAGTTCATAGAAAAAACAAGAAAGCACCATTAACAGAAACTGCTTTAAAAGGTATAAAGAATGAAGTAAAGAAAACTTCTATAAGTTTGGAGGATGCATTGGTTATGTGCCAAGCAAGAGGATGGCAAAGTTTTAAAAGCGATTGGGTGGTAGATAAACAAAAATCTTTTGCTACTACTAGCTATGGTGAGGGGGAGCAAGAGATATGAGTTTACAAAAAGTCTTAAACCAAGAAAGGCCAACAGAGGAACGCAATTGTCCAGAACATGGTGCATATACTTCAACAAACTTTATTGGTGAGCATTGGACTGCGTGTCCTAAATGCATGATGATTCAAAGGGATAAGGAAGCAAAGGAACAATTGGCAGCAGACCGAAAGTTAAAAGAAGAACGTATTGCAAGTAAATGGAAAGCAAAAATAAATGGTGCAGCAATTCCAGAACGATTTAAAGATCGGACATTGGAAAGTTATGTGGCAAAGACTAGTGGTCAACAAAAGGCATTAGCATTTGCAACAGAGTATGCAGAAAATTTTGATTTAGTTTTAAGAGAAGGACGAAGTGCAATCTTCGTAGGCAAAGTGGGTACTGGAAAAACTCATCTTGCTATCGGCATTGCGTTGAGCATCATGCAACAACAACGGTCAGCATTATTTGTCACCGTGCAACGTCTAATTAGAAGGGTAAAAGATAGTTGGCATACAAAAGAAGAAACAGAAAGTCAGGTAGTAAATGTATTTGCATCACCTGATTTACTTGTACTGGATGAGGTGGGGGTACAGTTTGGGTCAGAGTTTGAGAAACAAGTATTGTTTGATGTACTAAACACACGCTATGAAAATAGAAAGCCATCTATTTTATTATCGAACATACCAAAAGAACAGCTATCAGATTATCTTGGTGAACGTGTAACCGATAGGTTGCGTGAGAACGGAGGTAAGGTGATAGGTTTTGATTGGGAATCTTACAGGAGAAATTTATGACAAGTCAACAAAAGATAGCAGCAGCAAAGGTTCGCATTAAAGAACTAGAATTATTAATTAAACTATGGAGCAAAGCACAATGAAAATTATTTGTAGCATGGACGAATACTATGACCTTAACGAAGTAATTACAGCAGGTTGTTGTTGGATTGGTTCTGGTGAGGGTGGTGACAAAAAGGTAGTTGATCTTGAAAAATTTAAAATGGCAACAAATTTTATGGGTCGCAAAGCACCTATAGTTTGGGAGATTTCATATGATTGAAGTTGTTTTAGGTTGGCCGCCAAGTGACCTTAGTCCTAACGCTAGGTTGCATTGGGCTAAGTTAGCTAGGGCAAAGAAACAATACAGGCAAGCCTGTCTCAGCGTCACCAAAGAACAACTAAAAAAATATCCTAAATACAATGATTTACCAGAAATTTTAGTTTTAGAAATGACGTTTATACCACCAGACAGAAGAAGTTATGACAGAGACAACCTAGTTGCTAGAATGAAGTCAGGTATTGATGGCCTGTCTGATGCACTACGCATTAACGACAAACGATTTAATACTGTTATCTCAACAATGGATCAAGATTACCTTGGTGGTTTTGTCAAAATACGCATACTAAAGGAGACACCTTATGGCACAAAAAGTGAAAGATCTAGCAGTAAAGACGAGGGAATATACCGACAAAGAAGGGAATCGAAAAGCTAACTGGCAAAACATTGGAGTTGTCATGCAAAATGATGACGGAGGAGAATTTATTATTCTTGACCGATGGGTTAACTTAGCAGGTATACCAGATTTTAAAAACCCAAACTCAACTTCAGTTATGGTATCTGTATTTGATGTAAATAAACAATCTAATTATCAACCACCAAAGCAAAAGGGAGATCCATCACACAAAGGTAATGACAACCTAGATCAGTTTCCATTTTAAAATACCCCAAAGTAACTAGACCACCTATTACTTTGAGGTATTAGTCTTAGCTGGGGTAGAGATGCCAAGACTTACTTCTATGTTACTTTTTTTTTGGTGGTCTACCAACTTTAGTTCCGTAAGTACCTTTTCCTTTTGGCATAATAAACTCCTTTTCTTTTAATTATGAAAGAATTTTTTTATTCTGTCCATAGTTTTACGCTCTTCTGATAAATCTTTTTTTGCAAGAATTGCTTCTAGTTCTACTAATCTTCCTAATAACCCTGCCATAAATACATCATTTTTCATTTGATGTCTAATCAAGTGTGTGCAATATCTTTTTACACCATCGTAATCATCACTAGCTAAAACTTCTCTAATTCTCATTTCAACCGACAATTCTAATTCTATCGGTGGCTCATCAATTTCAATGTTTAGAAATTTTTCTTTAGCCATTAGTTTAATTTAGGAAATAATTGCTGCTCCAACATATCAACTGCTTTATCGTCCAATGTGTTTGTTGTTTGCTTGCAAATTGTTTCTCGCAAAATATCTATTATTAACCGCTTTACCGCAGTAGTTGTTAAGAACCTTACAAGAATAGGTTTTAGTATCTTGTACATAGTTTGTTTGTTTTTCCAAACATAGCACACGTTATTGTATCTTGCCTTCTATTCTGCTAACCGCTTGCGATAACTTGTTTAATCTAGTGTAGATATCAATAATAGTTTTCTCTCTACGGTTACTCATGTTAGATAAAACCATAACAAAAGCAGTAGCTGCTGCTCCTATCAACATTGCTTGTACCTCTGTCATTTGCGTAAATAGGTAATTATGTATAGTATGACTAATAAAACTAGTTATGACAGAAGAAAAAAAGGGAGTTTTACAAAAACTCAAAGAAAACATTACTGATAAAGAAGAACAGTTAGCTTTCATATCTGTAATCGTAAGACTTAGTGTTGTTGCTTGGAGTGGTTTTATAGTATCCCTTAACTACATATCTTTACCCGGTTACAGTAACGAACCCAAAGATATAACTTTCCCTGCAAGTTTGCTGACAGGAGCATTAGCCAGTTTTGGTTTGGAAGGTGCTAAGAAAAGAGGTGACGGTACATTTAAACCAGATGAAAAACCATTAAACAAAAAGGAAGTAGAAGCGTTACTAGCATCACAGTCTGGTAATTACCAAACGATTAGAATTGAGACTCCGCTTCGTATTGAAAATGCGGAAATAGTAGATCCCAAACCAAAAAAATGAAAAAACTATTTGCACTACTGCTATTGTTTAGCCCTTCTGTAGCACTAGCAGACATCACTCAAAAATTTACGACATCTGCACAAATAAGTGTAGACATGCCGTACTCTGTCACGAATAAATTAGGTACTACATATTCAATATCAGGTAACAACATAACTCCTTCAGTTACTAGTGGTGGATCTACTACGGCACAACAAATAGGTGGTTTAAATATAGGCAGTTTAACCGCAGGTGTTCCGGCTCTTATACAAACTGATAAATCAGTCACTACAGCAGGGTCAGCGTTTTCGCTAACGGAAGCTATAAATATGGGTGATGCGACTCCAAGTGCAATTACACCGTCATCAGGCATAGCTGCATTACCTCATCTATCAGGACAAACAACAATAGGTAGTGGAGGTACTTTAGGATCAGGTGCTATGACTTCTTTATCGTCAGGTGTTCATACTTGTAGTGGTGCATTTGGATCAGGCTCTAGTTGCATAGGATCAACTACCGTAACCATTACCATTGACTAAATTTTGGCTGCTACTTTTAATAATATTTCCTTCCAAAATTTTTGCAAACCCAGTAGTACCTACCTTCAGAACAGGATCTTCCAGTACAAATTCTCAAACTCAAAGTGTAATAACAGAGCAGGTGGTATCTCATCAGTTTCGTACAGGGTACTCTCTGAGCGTTTCAGGCACGAACATAGAGAGTGCGGATGTCAATGGTTATATTAATGCAATTCCTACGGCAGAAGCTACGCAAACAGTCAATGGGATTAACTTTTCATATACAAGTCCTACGTTGGAAGGTGTGCCTAGATGGAAAATAGTAAACGCAGGTCAACCTTTCAGTTTGGTCGAGTCAATAATTTCTCCCGGACTAGACACAATAACTACAATAGATCGCACAATAAACACAACAACCACAACCACCGTAGAAACTACGTTTGGGCAGTAATTTTATTATTGTTATGTCCAAGTAAAGTTTTAGCTAATACAACCGTTGCAAGCCCCTCTAGCAACGCACAGGGAACAGTTAATAACAACGCTACTATGATCGCTCCTAGCTCAACTCCACAATTTAGGATGAGTCAAGGTATTGTTTGTAGTTCTCCTAGCTTAACCATTACTCCCTATGTAACTGATGCATGGTCATTTAATCGTCCTAAAGAAACTGTTACCAGACAAAATATATACGATGAAGATACTGGTGCGATTAAGTACGTTCAAGAAACACCAAGGTTTGAAAAGGATAACTACAATTTAAACTACGGTATATCAGCACAATTTAGTATTCCGCTAGGCAAAGCACCTGCACTATGCCATCAGGCAACAGAGGTAAATATAAAAAATCAAAAGTTATTATATGAAAAAGGAAAATTAGAGCTTGCCCTTTTTAGGCTCAAGGTATGTGGTGAACAGGCAAAACTAGGTGTAGTTTTTACAGGCAAGTTTGCATCTATATGTGACGGCATTAGCGTTACTGTTCCTCCCGGTCAGGTAATTCCTCACTCTCATTCTTTGACTTTCGAGAAGTAACCTTCTTTATAAGTTGCTTGATCAAAGGTTTTATAAGCTGGATAATAATAGGTGTAGTCGCAGCCACACTAGCGATAAAAATAGTAGAGACAACCACGCTAGCCGTTGGGATGTATTGGTCGATGAAAGGTACTTTTTCCCAGACCGCATTACAAGAACCATCTGATACGTCTCTTTCATAGTCTAACAGTCTTTCAATACGAAGCTCGTTTTTAAAATCTCCTTTTCTATATGGTGCATTTCTAGGAGGACAAGGTTCGTATTCAGTTTCTTTTTTTTTGTCTTTAGGTATCTCAGGTTGTGGTGTTTCGCTTGTTGGCATCTCACTTTCATTAGCAAGATTAGGCATCTCTTCTTTAATTATTAATTGATCTGGTACATAATTTAATGGGTTATAACTAGGGTACGGACAATTACTAACCACACCATTAGGATCTTCTATTAATAAATTTCTATTGCCTGTATTTTTTGTATCTCTGTGGTAGTAAGTGCAACCTATTACTTGTACATTGGAATGGTTATAGTCAGGCACATAGGTATATGGGATGTGAACATCAGGTATATGTATTTCAGGTATTTCCAATTAAAATTTTATTTTTTGTTTAGGAAGTGGGATAGGCATTGATGGCCCTGTCATGTCAGGCAAACCTTTATCTAATACATTTGGTAATAGCCCTTTTACCTCGCCAAGTACTTTATCCATAATCTTTTTTTGAAACTGGGGTGATTGAACATACTTGTATGTAAAAAAACCACCGCCTAGTATTCCCAAAACAAGAATAGTAGATAGGATAGTTAAAGCGTCAAGGATTTTTCTCATGGTTAAAGAAGCAGTATTAAAAGCTATAGGTCATGTAAGTATTATATCTATGCTTATAATTCTGCCAACCGTTATACCATTGTATTTAATAGGTGGAATGATGACTAGGCAAATGGAAAAAGTAAACTAATTAATAATTACTCTACAAAAGTAAGAACAGTATTGTTGCATTTTAAAAAAGCAGAATCTTTTTCTAATTCTGTTTTTTTTGCAGCCAATTCTTCGCTTGTATATTCTGTAGAATCTGCTGGAATTGTGGTATTTACAAGATTAATATGTGCATCTATAGCTGCCTTTTTAGTAGCATCCCCATTACTAGCGAGTGGATATAATGACTCACAAATTAAATAAAGTTCTGGGTAAAGATAAGATCTTGCTTGTTGGTAATTGTAATTCATAATTTTAAAAATTAAGCTTTCATTATAAAGGTAAGTGCATAGTAAGGTGATCTAGTATCAATACTAGCAGTATCTGAACCAGATATATTTACAGTATCAGTACCTGTACCTGAAAAAGTGTGGGTATGATCATTTCTAGCGTGACTAGTTACAGAACCAAGACCGTATGTTGCATTATTATTATTAGCTGCGGCTGAAGTAGTTCCAGATATAGAAATACTAACAGTATCAGATCCAGAGATGCTAATTGTATCGGTTGCTGTGTTAGAACCACCTGTAGCTCCCTGTGAATAAGAGTTACCAGCACCAACAATAAATCTATCTCTTAGATCGGGAGTACCATTATTACCATCACACAAGTACCAACCAGATGGGGCAGATGCACTGTTGTACATAATTATCATTCCACTAACAAATGATGTAATACCAGTTAAGTTTGCTCCACTTATTGCTGGTAATGTAGCTGGAAATCTTGCATCTGGAATAGTACCAGAAGAAAGATTACTTGCGTTTAAAGTTGTAAGTGACGCACCAGATCCACTAAATGTTGTGGCTGTGCAAGTACCTGTTACGTCAACACCATCACCACAATCTAAATTATTAGCAATAAGTGTAGCAGCACTTTGAACTGAAATTTTTGTTGAATTATTTGTTGTGTCTTTAAAGTTTAAAGCACCATTAGTATTAGTGATTTCATAATCTGGATTATTACCAGAATCCGTTAAAGATATTGTGGGTACAGCAGAAGTAATTGTTAAATCGCCTGTTGCAGTAATATTTCCTGTTACATTGACTGCACTACTTTCTATTTCTAATTGTGTTGTAGAAGCACCAACTCTAAAATTAATTCTATGGTCACTACCAGCGGTATCTAGGTAAAAGTCTTTGTCACCACTATTATTATGACCAATCATACTTTGCTGAGTTCCACCGCCATCTCTAAAAGATATGCCTGTTTCAGCAGCATTTCCTGTATTGCCAGTATCAGAATCTTGTAATACTAGCTGTGGTTCTTGTGCACCTTTAACAGTTATTTGACCAGTACTAGCTGTTCCAGTTGTAGCTATATTTTGAGAACCAAAGTTAGGAGATATCTTAGTTCCAGCTATTGCTGCACTTGCGTTTATATCATCATTAACAATTGTTCCGTCAACTATATCTGCTGATTCAATAGTTAAGTTTCCATTAATATTTGTATCTGTTACGGTTACATCTGTTGGTAAAGCTCCAGCAGCAATCTTAGTTGTTGCTATAGAATCTGTACCTAATCTTCCAGCAATAGAAGCTGAAGATACGTTTGCCATATCTTCTGCTGCTACAGGATGTCCTCCAGCTGTTGAGCCATCATGTACGACAAGAGTTTCCTTATCAGTATCGACAGTAACTTCACCCTCGGCTCCTGTGAAACTGCCATGTTGTGAGGTTGTACCTCGTCTTAGTTTTAATAATTTTGCCATTAGATTGTACCGAAATCGAGTTGTAAATTAGTACCATCAATAGTACCAATATTGGACATATTGTTATTTTGTCCATCTAAACCTCCTCCTAATTGAGGAGTAGTATCAGCAACTAAATTTGTATTTACGTTACTGATTGCCGTTGTTACATATGCAGTAGTTGCTACTTTTGTAGTATTATCAGACGCACTTTGAGTACTTGCGGTTACACCATTAGTTAATACTCCAGAGCTAGATGTTAAACCACTAAATAATGTGTCTCTAGTTGCTACGTCTACACCGTCAACCGTGCCTGATACTGTAATGTTTCCTGTCACTGCTGCACCTGATTGAAGTGTTTGTAAACCAGTAAAGGTGTTAGCACCTAATCCAGCTAAGTTACCAGTAGCCGTTACACCACCTTGCCATGTTGAACCGTTATATACTCTTAACTCATTAGATGTTGTATTAAAATAAAGATCTCCTTCATCGTTATTAGTTCCGGGATCAGAAGTATCTATACGATATAAATTTGCAAAACTATTAACACTAGAAATATTATTTGCAGCAGTATTAATATTAGCAATATTAGTTGCAGCAGTATTAACGTTTGTAATTGAACCACTTACTGTTGTTACGTTAGCGTTGTTTCCAGCAACTGCATTAATATTAGTTGCAT